AAACTACAGCTATTAGAACAAATATTAACGTTGTTTAATCCTACAGTAGAAATACAATCAAATACTAATCCATTAGACTGGACTAACATTACTGTTGTTGAACTAATTGACATACAGTGGTCATCTAGATCAGTGCCACAAGGTGTTGATTCACAATTAGATATTGCTACACTTATTTTTCAAGTACCAATATGGATTAATCCTCCAGCAAAGGTTAAAAAACAATCAATAATTCATTCTATTATTAATAGAATACACTTAGATGATAATCTAACCGATCTTGAGTATGATAAAAACATGGCAGACTTTTTTGAACAATTTAGTAATTTAGAAGAAATTGTAGTTACACCACAAGACGCTCAAGTTGATGTAACTGGTAACACTGTAAGTTTATTAAACGCACACGGATTAAATGAAAATTATTCATGGAAAGAATTTTTCGAACAATATGGTGAGTTCCAAGCATCTACTTCAAAATTAAAATTAAGAAGAGCATCAGACATTGAGGATTCAACTCAGGACATAGTTGGTACTATTGCTTACAATCCAACAAATGATAATCAATTAATTTTTACAATTGATTCAGCAACTTTGCCAACAAACACACAAACTGCTGTACTAAAAATTATTGATCCTCAAAAAAATCAACCAGGTGACGGTACACTTGCTAGTCAAGTAACCGGACAAAGATATTTGATAATAAATGATATTGTACAAAGTTCAAGTAATTGGGGTAATGTAGTTGCTTCAGCAAATGATATTATTGAGTTTGATGGTACAAGTTGGAATGTATCATTTGATGCTAGTGTAAATGGTTCAACTGTACAATACGTCACAAACTCTGCAACAAATTATCAATATAAATGGACTGGCACAGAATGGATTGATACGTATCAAGGCGTTTACAAACCAGGTTTTTGGATATTAAATTTATCCGGCATTTAACACATTGACTATTCTATAAAACCATGCTATAAATATATGTATGTATGATGCAGTAGGAGCCACTTTTTTATCAAAAGACACAAAAAGATTCTGTCTCAACAAACGATCCGAAACTGTAAGTAAACCAGGCACATGGAGTTTTTGGGGTGGAAAGGTTGAAAGCGGTGAAACTGTTATTGGGGCCTTAAAAAGAGAATTGCAAGAAGAGATTGGTTTTGTTCCTGAAATTTTAAAAATACATCCACTTGATATCTATCAAAGTTCAGATGGTCATTTTATGTACCATACATTTGTTATTATTACACCTAAAGAATTTGAACCAAAAATTAATCACGAATCTCAAGATTATAGTTGGTCTAAATTAAAAAAGTTACCAACACCTTTACACCAAGGTGCACGTAAAACATTGTTGGATAAAAACAATGTTAAAAAGTTACATTTGATTGTAAATAGTATTGACTAAGAAAAACATAGGACACCATATATTTGTCACGTATTATTAATTTTAACCAGGCTAAGATAGCTCACAGTTTCGAGAAATTCTCTCGTGATGGAGTCATCACTGATGATATTTTAGAAAATATCAATAGCAATTTTCATTTTGAAAGTGATATTAGAGATGTATTGGTTGACTACTCAGAAAAAGATCAAAAACGTTTTTTTAAAATATTACTTGATATTAAAGAAGCTGTAAAACAAATGACCAGTGAAGAAAATATGGATATTAGATTTTCTTTAGAAGATGAGTATTTTAATCTGTTACAAAATTTAGAAACCAATGATACAAAATATAAAATACCATCAATACTTATAAAATACAGAAAAGATATAAATCCTATTCGTGCTTTAAAATTTGAATTACAAGAAATTATGTCAATGTACACTATTGAAGATGATTACCATATATGGTTAGTTAAAGAGTTTAAAAGCGAAGATAAAATAAATGAAATTGTATTTCGAGTAAAAAATGATATAATTAAAATTGTTCAAATGCAGAAAAAATTTAAACGTGCTAAAGAAAAATATTCATATTTTGTGTTACCAATGAGTTACTATCACTGTATTGAAATGGAAGCTGATATGGTTAGTTGGATAAAAACTTTACAAGAATTTTTAGTGTGGAGTACACAAGATGATATTAAAAATCGTTACGATTAGACAACAATATTAATTACTTTAATACCTGTATCAGTACTATTTTCTAAAGACTTACCAACTATACACCAAGCAGGTGGATTTGCACTTTCTGGTGCAAGTGCTGTTGCTGTACCACGTTTAGCATTTGATACTAACACGTCACCTTTTTTAATTACACCTTCTACTTTACAAGGAACTTTACCACGCAATGCAACTGCTACGCCATTTGCATCTTTGTTCATTAAGTATGCTGGATTAGTTGATACAACTCCTGCTACCCTGTGATCTGCTAGTATTGATGTTGTAGTAACTTCTTTTTCTCCACCAAACACGACAACTGTACCTGGCTCATAATTATCATCTGCTTCATAAATCTCTGCCAAGTCAGCATATTGTGCCGTTGTTGCTGTTGCATAAACTGTTCCAGCTTGTACATCAGCATTTGCTGTTATTGTAATATTAGTATCTGAAGCTGTTGACGTTGTAGTTGCCGCTACCCATCTATCAGTTCCTTCTTCCCATATCCAAGCCGCATTGTTTTCTGATGAACCACGTTGTACAATTAAACCTGCATCTGTACTATTGTTTGCTGGTTGTGATGAATGTTTGTTTAATAACATAACAGGATCTTCAACTTCAACATTGTTTACTTCAAGTGTTGTTGCTGTACCTTGTACAACCAAGTCTGTTGCAATAACAACTCTACCACCTGTGTCTGGAGTAATATTAATATCTGCGCCGCCTGTTGAAATTATACTATTTCCATTAACATCTAAGTTACCGCCAAGTTGTGGTGTTGTATCATCAACAACTTCTGTGATAACGTCAATACCTGCTGTCCAAACAAATGATGATGTACCATGATTGTATTTTAATAGTTTTTGATCATCTGATGCTGACGGTTGTGTTACTCCTTGTAATGAGTAAAAATTAATTTGTTGAGCTAGTGTGTTTGGATCTTGATTTTCAAATCTTGAATTTCCTGAACTATAAACTAAAACATGATTAGCATTTGGGCCACTTACTTGTACGTCTGAATTATTTGAAATACTAGGCGTTTCGTTCACCCAGTTTGATCCATTATATTTTAAATAATTTCCAGAAGCTAATGATGAAGTTTGAACATCTTTTAATAAACCCGATAATTCAATATGCTCTATTGCTGTAAAACTCATGTTACTAAACTGATACGTGTTTGTTGAACCGCTATCAAATTTAGGAACTACTTGATACTCAACTGAATTAGCTGTAACACTATCATATAATGTAAATGCAAAATGATTGTTTGCTGATGGACTTGAATATTCAGCTATTGGTGAACCATAAGTCATTGCGTTACCATTGATTGCTCTAAAGATACCAATCGTTGCATTGTTTGGTGTTTCTTGTACAACTTCTATTGCAAAGTTAATTTGTACTTTTGTGTTACTTGCTGTATCTAAACTAAATGATGATATTGTTGCTAATTTTTTTGCACCATCGTATGCTGTAGAAATACTTGATACTGTTCCTGATGTTGTTCCTGAATCTCTTAAATTTACAACTGCACTTGCAGGTGCACCTGGAGTATAATAACCTGATGATTGATTCCAAACTAAAACTTGTCCGTCTGTTGGTGTAGCACCAGAATTCACATCACTTAATGCTTTGATTGATGATGCCGCAATCCTTGTGTCTGCATCTGCGTATGTTGTTGTTTGATTGTAATATAAATTCGTTGACCCTTGTGGTAAATTATCTGTGTTTACTTTGTTTCCTGTTGTACCAAAGTCAATCATTGTGTTATCAATTGAGTCTGCCACAATTGCTGTCAAGTAACCTGCACCTGAGTGATCACCCCAACCATATGCCGAATTCCAATTTGAAACTGTTGATGATGTTACTCCTGCATTTGTAATTCTTGCATCTGCTCTTGTATCTGTGTAATACAAGTTTGTTGATCCTTGTGGAACTTGATCTGTATCAATTGAAATAAACTCGACTGCGTTTGCACCTGAATTAATTTTTAAATATTTGCCGGCCGCACCAGAATAGTTTGCTGGAGTATCATTTAATCCAACAAAGTCTGCACTAATATTTCCAGTATTTGTTAAATTTGCACCACCAAAATCCCATCCAGATGATTTGTAAACTAATGACCCAACAATTGATCCATTTGATTCAATTTCAACACCTGAACCAGCGGCGGGTAATGAAGACGCTCCCTTGTTTAGTGTTATTGTGTTGTCTTTGATTGTGGTATCTGAAGTTGACGTAACAATTTGTTCGCCAGTAACTTTTAAGTTACCAGAAACTATTAAATCGTCTGCTATCCTTAGTTCTTTCAAATCTGCCATGCTATGCTCCAATATGTATTACTATTATTTAGCAGATTTGGCCAATTTATAATATGTGTGTTTGTCAAGGGAAACCCCGGAAATTTCCGGGGTTTCTATATTGATATCTAAAATTAGATAAACGTTACGTTTGAGATAGCTAATTTTGATAGGTAGTCTGCTGAATTACCAAGTGATGATGCAGTGTTTGTTAACTCTACATAACCGTATCTTGTCATGAAGCTTACTACTGGCTCAAAAGTTGACGGATCCACAATAACGCCTGATGACATTAATGGGATGTATGGGCAATAGAATGCCGCCGCGTCTAC